GCAGTTCGTGTTTCTGTACGGGAATAACTCGTTGAGTTTCTTTTTACGCTCTTCACAGTTACAATCTTCGCCTAAAACGAATTTAGCTACTGATGCAATTCCAGTTGCCTCTAATACTTTCTCTACTGTATCTCCTAAGCCAGTTGATTTCTTTACTTTTCTTTTAGCCATTGTGTTTGTTTTTAAAATATTCTTTACTTAATTCTTTAAGGTCATTTCTGAGCATTTTGTTTTCGTGTTTCAGTTGCTCAATGCTATCAGCCATATCATTGAAAAACTTTGCGTTTGCTTTAGCCTTTTCTTTATAGCTTGCGAGCTTCTCGTCTAATGCTTGCAGTATATGTTTCATATTAGCTCAAAATCTTTATTCAAATAATCAGACCAATCATCGCCTACGTTTTCTCTTAGACGTTCCTTGCAGTTCTTTAATGTGTTGTAGATTGATGTTAGACTGATGTTAGTTTCGCTTGCGATGTCTCTCATTGACATATCTTCTTTAAGATAGAGAGTGAATAGTTTAGTGTCGTACCAATGCCAATTCAGAATCTCTTGTTTTATTCTTGCGTCTAACCTTTCGTATGCTTCGTGTTTCTCTACCTCTGGTGCTTCGTCTGCTACATCTCTCAACTCGTCTACACATATTAACTCCTTAAAATACTTTTTGTTATTTGTATGAGTAGCGTTCCTGAGCATTATCCACATCAAAGCTCTGTTTGGTTCTCCGTCTTTGATTATTTTTTCGAGGTATTCGTATTTATGTAAGCGGATGTAAACGTCTTGCACTACATCATCTGCATAGTCCACTTCGCCAAAGCCTTTCACTATGCCTACCCACTCTTTGTGGTGCTTAGATAGTATTGTAAGTGCATCCATAGTTGGTTAATTTCTAAACAAATATATGACTATATTTTAATCTAACAAGTTGCCTACAAAAAAAGCCACTCGTTAAAGTGGCTCTAAATCATTCAAATAAATCTCTCGGCTTACGTATCTATCCAGCTTGTGAAGTGTGCTTAGAGTGACGTCTTTACCGTTCAGAAAGTTGTTTACTTGGAAGTGGTGCATCTTTACACCTGATTGTTTTATCTCCTCAACTATTTGGTTTCGTGTTTTCCTATTAAGGATGATGTAAATCTGCTTCCGTAAGTCTGAATCGTTTATGTACATACTAAAATGGTAAGTCCGAATCAATACTATCTCCGATTGGTGCACGTTCAGCAGGTGCTACGTAAGGTTCGCTAAATGATGCTGAGAAAAAACTTCCGTTCTTACCTTGCTTTACCCATAGAGCAACTTCCATTTCTTTGCCGTTTACGTTTACTTTACCTCTGTAATCAGGGTGCTTGTCGCTCGTCTTTTTGTCGTTTTTAAAGATTGCTCCAGTGTTTAACTTGTTTTCCATTGTATTTAATTTAAAATGTTACTGAATATTGAGTAGATTATTAGCATTAAACCTACTGCGAGAATAACCATAGTGCCATAAGCAGCCATTTCTTCACGTCTGTCGTCTTTGTTTAGTTTCATTGTTTTTGCTTAAATATTTCGTTAAATTCTTTTTCAATATCTGCTAATGAAATATCGCTATGTGTCCAAGTAAATTCAATTATCTGTTGCTTTTCCATTTCTTTGGCTTGATTTTCTAATATTTTCCAATTTGATTTGGTTTTTTTACACTCCCATAATTCTGCCACCAACCATTCTACTGCTGTCTGTTTCATTGTTCTTGTTGTTTAAAGGTTTTTACTTCGTCTTTTAGTCGTTCAAGGTACAAGCAGAAGTCCATAGCCTCTTCCTGAGCGTGATTAAGCCATTCTAACGCACTTAAATCCGTTCGTGTTAACATTGTACCGTACTTCTCTATTCCTCGTTGTGAGCGGTCATAAAACTTGCTCATTACTTTGAGGACAATTGGGTCTTCTACTTTCTGGTTCATAGGAATTTCATTAAGGCGTTGTAATACTCACGACAAATCTCTATCTTCTCTTTGATAACTTCGATTACTGCTTCGTCTTTTTGTACGTAGAATACTTTTACTCTTCGATTCTTAGGCACTTGACTGAACTCGTGTTTACGCAGAATCTCATCTCTCAAGTCTAAGTCCTCTTCAATCTTGTGCAACTTCCAATGAGCTCTGCGGATTTCATCCTCAACCATATCAATTGGAGTATCTACAAGGCAGTAACAAAGCATTGATTGAGTCTTTCCAGTCAACCACATATAACCTTGAAGTTGATAGAAGTAGTCTTTGTTAGGAATCTCGGTGTCAAAAAACGGAAAGGTAGTAGCATCCCAACTTGATTTTACATCTAAAAGTACTTCCTCCGTGTTTACGTCAGGTGTTCCTTTTATCCAATCATTCTCGAAGTACTCTTCATTCTTGTAAATGAATTTTACGTCTAAGACATCATTGACAAGTGAGATAGATAAATCCTCAACTGCGTTCCCTTTGTCTGTGTAGCGGCTTGAAAAGTCCTTTCTGATGCCGTATTTCTCTTCTAACACAAGTTCGTGGATGTAAGATTTAGCAGTTTGGCTTAGTAGTTCGCTTTTTGAACGTGGTGTCGCCATTATTTTTCCAATGGCAGAACATCGAATCTTGAGAGCTTTCATAGTGCGTTGAGCATATCAATTTGACCATCAGTTAATGAGAATGATGCTTCGAGTTTAGCTCGTGTATATTCTCCTTTGGCAATAGATTGTACTGCTGCGGCAAATCGCTTTTGGTCAATCGTTTGCAGTTTCTTTTCCGTCTTTACTTGTTCGCCTGATGCGTCCGTGTCTTTGTCCGTTACTAAACCAAGTGCAGAACTTAGTGCATAGCGTCTGTAGTATGTTACTCCTGAACCAAAGCCTTGATAGTCATTCATATCCTTAAGCTGAACATAAGGAATCATACACTCGGATTCCATAAACTCTCCGCTCTCGTGAAAGATTACCGTCTTTAAGCAGTTTTGACCCTCATTGTTGGTTAGTTGTTGAGTGAATCCAAGTCCGTGTTTCTTTAGAATTGGATTGATTACCTCAAAAATCTTAGGTAAATCTGCGTAAGAGTACCCATAACCTTGAGTAGCCTTGTGGATTACTGGCACTTCTTGTTGAAATGCCGCTAAACTTTTAAATAAATTTTTCATAGCGTTTAATTTTGATACACAAATATAGTAATTATTTATACTCGTGTATATTTTTTAGTCAATTTTTTTGAATAAATCTTCCATCGGTAGTAATATTCCTTTGCTGGTATTGGAATCTCCGCCTAAAATATCTCTACTTGTGCCTATGTATTTTCTGCACATCTGCTTTAATTCGCTTGTTTCAATCAAAATGCTTCGTGTTTTACTAAACCAATACACCCACCACTTAGCTTGAGTTGTACTGATTCCGCTTTTCTTACCTCTGCTTTCGTATTCTACGAATATATTTCCCGTCTCATAGCACTTAAAATCACGTTTTACTTCGATTGTAGACGCTATTACCTCGCTCAGTAGGGTTTCATACTCCTGACCTACTTCGAGGTCATAACGGAAGTCGCTATTGTATTTCATTTTTAATCTTTTGTTTGTAGGTTTTGATTATTTCTTTTAGTTCGTCTTTTGTAAACTTCCGTGTTACCCTTGCTCTTGCTTCAAGTTCATTGAATCTTTCTGCTCCGATTTTAGTTAATAGGTTTGTTCGATATTCTAACAAGTTACCTGATAGATAGCTATTACATCGCTCGCATTGAACGTGTACATTGTCCTCATCAAATCTTACGTTCCAATGGTTATTAGCGTTCCAGAAGTGACCAGCGTTAACTTTCTTTGGTTTCTGCTTACAAGAGATGCACGGTTGTTCTTTGTCTCGCTCTCTAATGTATTTATTGAAGACTAACTGAGCAGCTTTAACAAGGTCTTGCACCGTTTCTAATTCAGCTTGCATTTGCTTCTTTTTCTTTTGCCAGTTCTTTATGGTTGCTTCCTGCACCCAAGCGTCTACGCACATCTTGTTTAAGCAGTACTTTTGATTGAAGCGGATAGGTTTAAACTTCTCCTTGCAGTTTTTACAACGTGGCATCTTACACGGTTATGTTCTCAGCTATCCATTGACGGAATGCTCGTTGTAAGTCTACTTGCTCGCTCCAAATCTTTTCTGCGTTTGGTTCGTCTATTCGTAGGATTGCTCTATCTACCTTGTCAATCTCTTGTAGTAGCATATTAGCTTTGTTTTTAAGTCCTTGTCTGAACACGGATTGGTCGTTAAGGTCTTCAATGAAGTCTCTCATTACTGGTAAGAATGCACATAGTGCTACTAATTTTTGTTCTCTTGTCATTTTTTTAAGAATTTAAGTGCTTGATTTTTATTTTGAAATTGATGTATTACAAATTTTCGTTCTGTGAAGTCGTATCGGACTGCTCGTAGTTCACGCAGCACTCTTGCTCGTGTGCATCTCTTACAACTGAACAGAGTTCCTCTTCTGCTTTTAAGATTGTATTCTCGTCTATTTTGGTCGAATTTATCGATTGTTTTAAACTGGTAACAAGACCAACATTGTACTTTGTCATTCATTTTCATTTATTGTATCGTCTATTTCTATTTCTTGTATGCAGCACCAAAGTAAATCTATGCTATTACCATATACATACTGCATATCTTTTAAATCCAATAAAATTTTTATGGCATTCAAAAAATTAACTGCCTCGCTCACTTCTTTTGTTGTTCTTTTCATTGGTTTATTGTTTTTTCAGATTCTTTCAATAGTTCAACTGTCTTTTCAAAGCCAATAATTTCAGCAACCTTTCCAATGAATAGTTGCCTTGTTAGCTTTTCTTTTTTCTCCATTTCTCTTGCTTCTGGCATCAATTTATTTATCCAGATATCAAGTTCTGAATCTGGCTCAAACCAAACTTGTTTTTTAAATTCAGTTAGAAACCAATCGAGTGCTGTCTTTTTCATAAGTCTAT